AGCCGAGCACGTATACAAGCAAGCTCCTTATCAGAAGATAGATAAAGAAACATATCAGAAGCTGTCTAAAGAGATGCCTAAGGGGATGCATTGGGATATTGAGGAGTCCAGTGATAATACCGAAGGGTCGCAAACCTTAGCTTGTGTAGCTGGAGTCTGCGAGATATAAACTTAGGGGGCGCAATGCCCCCTTTTGTTTACTACTGTTCTTCTTCTTCTAGCGGCACAGGATTCCCGCCAGCCGCTAACTCTCCCGCCCTAAGTCTGTAGTTTGCCATAAGTCCTGTATTCAAAGCAGCTCTTGGTGTTTGTGCGGCTAATTCAGATAAAGTAGGTTTATAGTTTTCACTTTCTTGTATTATACGCTGGTTGATTCTACGCGCTACTCCTGCCCTTGAACCGTAAATAGGGTCTTTAGGGAAAGCTGGGGGTTCTGCTCCAATAGGGGAGTATTCTCCTACAATTTCTCCTCCCAATCTTTTAGAAGACCCTTGTTTTATCTTTCCCGTCTGTGTATACGAAGGTTTTACGGTATTGAAGGATTCTCCCAATTCGCTTCCAAGCCGCCTTCTAGCAGCAAGCTGAGACTCTTTAGTTTCATAGACATCTTTACCCCTTCCTTTATAGATATTATATTGCATGGGCGGGAAGATAGTTAAAAGGGGTTTTCCGTCTATAGGATCAAAACCCATCATATCGTGCCTATCACTAACAATTACATTTACGTTACCGTTACGATCCATAGTTGTAATACGATTAACCCCGCCAAGCTCTTTAGCGCCTGCTTTGAAAGAGTCTTGTACTGTAAATAACTCTTGTTCGGGATGCCATACTAACTTAGGCTCAGATTTTAGTTTTCTTATGGCGTCTACCGAAGCATTTCTTTGTTTCTGAGTAAGCTTTTCATCAGCGTTTACCCTGCGTATTAGGTCTTTTTCAATATTGGTTAATGTTCTTCCTTCAGCAGCTCTTACTACTTCTTGAGGAGAAGCCGTTTTTAAATCGATACCCGTTTCCTTAAAGTTTGTAAAAAACTGGCTTGTGCCGTCACTTCGTTGCATTCTAGCTTGATCCGTCATGCTGTGTTGCTTATCGGGGTCTTTAACAACAATTGCGGTTTTACTCCTTTGATTGTCTGGAATTTCCCACGTAGTGTAAAGCCTGTTTTGCAAGTAATCTTGGTTTTTTAAAGAAAGTTCTGGGTTTTCTGGGGTTGCTGTAGCCTGTAGTCTAGGCTTATTAAACACAAGGTTGTTAAACTGTTGCGCTGATGGGCCAATTTCAGCCCCTAAGACGTTTAAGTTTTCAAAGTTTTCTCGTAAAAACTCAGAAGGTTCTTCTCCTACTTGTTTCCCGTACAAATAAGCATAAGCTAACGCGCCTTCTGTATAAGACCCAAAGCCTTTATGTTTTGCATCAAAAGCCTCAAGTTCTTTTCGTGCCTCTCCTATACTATATCTATAAGATCCTGCTCCTTTATACTCAGAAGTAGCGTTTTTAAGGTTTTTTTCTAGCTGTAAACGTCTTTTTACAAGAGCTTCTGCTTTTTTAGCTTGCTCTACAGTCCCCTTAGTAAGTCCTGTTTTATTTTGAAAAGCTAAAGCTTTAGGATTAAAAGAACTAAGCAAAGCGTTTTTAGCCCCAGAAGCTCCTGCTAGTGCTAAACCAGCAACCATTTTTAAAGGATCTCCTGAATAAAAACCCTCTACTTGTGTAGGCATATTACGAACAGTACTATTAGCTATTTTACCAACAGGGGATAAAAGTGCTACATTGCTAATAGCCCCTAAATCGGTCATAAGCTCGTCGTTTTCTTTGGCAAACTTTACTACTTTTTTACCTACGTCAGTACTAGCGGCAGACATAATAGCTTCTTGCAGCGGTTTTTCAATGTATTTTTGGTATGCGGCTTCTACACCAAATTCATCAGCCGCTACTAAATCACCTGCAACACCTAAAACATCCCCAAAAAGACCCCCTATTAAACCTACAGTATCTCCTGTAGATCTTAAAACTCTTTGACCTACGTTAATGTCACCTTCCATTAAGGCAGTATTGTTTTCTGTAGTCTTGTTATAAAAATCTTCCCACGTAGCGCCAGCTTCATCAAACCCTTCATTAAACGCAGACAAAAATCTTGATGACCCGCCACCCATAGAAGGTCTGTCTTTTCCCCTAAGATTCATATCATCCATTCCCAAGTTCATCCTGACTGACATTATTTAACCCCCATCCCGTTTTCTTCTGTTTCTTCTCTAGCATCCTGCATGTAAGCAATAACTGCAAGCCTGTCTGCTTTTAGCTGTTTTAACAAAGCACCTTCAGCGGTTTTAATAGCCTTGTTTAAACCTGTTAAAGTAACACCTAATGTTTGTTTAAGTGTTCCAGATCGTTGTGCGGCTCTTAAAGCGTACATGCTTCCCGCTACAGCAGCTCCTCCCGCAAGATAAGGTAGAGCACCACTATAAGCTAAAGCCGTTGTACCTATACCAGCCGTTACCGCTAAACCACCTACAGAGCTAGGAGCATTAAGACCTGTAAACTTTTCTAATCGTGTAATGGCTCTAGCTACTGACGTTAAATCCTCAACATTAGACTTATCAGTTAAAGTATCCAAAGCATTAAACATTAAGTTTTGACGTTTAAGTTGTCTCAATACATCTGTTTCAGGGACTGCTTCAGCCACAGAAGCATTTAGTTTATTTCTGATAATACGCATAGCCTGTGACTTAGCATTTTCAAAGTCAGCGTCAAAGACAGCAGGAGAGTTTGCTTTTAACACACGATCTAGTTCTCTCCTAGCGTTTAAAAGACCTAAAGCAGTGCCGTCACTATCAAGAACTAACTTATTAGCTAAATTCTGCATTCTTTTAGCATGGGCCACTACAGCTTTGTTTCCAAAGAAAGACGGAGATTTAAAGAGATTGTTTAAGTCTTGATCTAATTCTTGTTGTATAAGCTGTGCATCTACCTTTGGATTACCTTTGGCTGCTATACGAGCGTTAAGTCTGTCAGTTGCTTTACCAATCTCATCCTGAACAACATTCATATTATAAGTAGCAGACCTATTAGGTTTAATGTCAGGAAGACCTGTGACTACGTTTATAACTTGCTGCTCTTGTTCCGTGGGGTTGTACGTTTTAGTACGCAATGGCCCTTCTTCAGTAACTCTTCCAGAACCTTTACCCATGTTTCTAGGTTGTAAAAGGTCTGTAACAGCTTCTTGTTTATTGGTAAACTTTTTCTTGTCTCCAGCAATAACCAATTTACGTCCAGAATCTTCCCAGCCATCAGTTAAGAAATTTGCCCTACTAGCGGGAGCTATAATACTGGCAACGTCAATAGTAGACTCTAACACTCTAGCCTTTCTTTGGTTTTCTTCCGAAGAGTTTTTCCAGTTGCTGTAGTCCGCTAAAGATTCTTTAGCCATGTTAAGCACAGGGCCTACCCAGTCGTTATTCATTATAAAATCACCAGCAGCGCCAAAGGCTTCTACAGCCCCATTGACAAAGGGTTCTTCTATAAAATCAGGAGTTACTGCGGATAAACCAGCTTTACCTATGCCAAGTAAAGCTTCCCCAGCGGCGGGTAAGACACCCTCAGTAACGCCTAAAACAGCCGCAGTAGCTGCTGGGCTTTGGTACTCTGAAAACTGTAGCTTATCTTGCTGGTAGTCTTCCATAGCACCGCTAACACCTGAAGCAAGTGTCCTACCTGCTCCAGAAATGTCTTCAACAAGCCCAGAACCTATTTCAGCAAAGGTAGGAGCCTGATAACCCGTAGGCTCTGCGGGAGCATATCCAGCAAAGATTTCCTCAAGCTCTTCTTCCGTAGGAGGGGAGTCTCCTTCAAGTGTTAAAGTTTTGTTTGTGTTTGGATCAGTAACCGTATATGTTGGCATTAGCCCTTACCCCTCTTTAACAGTAAATCTTCCAACTTGAGTACCTGCTGGTTTAGCGGAAGGAGGTCTACCTTCACTTGACAAAGTAATTAACTCTAAATAATCAGGTCTAGTAAGGCTTTTATCTTTACTTAAAATATTAATAGCTTTATCTTTCTGGTTAATGACAAACTGTTGAGCAGCCATAAACTCTTCAATAACGCCCCTGATAGTTTCCCTGTCAAGAGACTTATCTCCAGCTACTGCCTGTAAAGCTAACTCAGCATCTTTGTCCGACAAACCTGTACCAGAACCAAGAGCTTTAATAAACGTAGCCATCTCTTTAATTCTGCTAATTACGAAAGTTTCAGTAGCCTGTATATTTTCAGTATCGTAGTCTTGACCCGTAGCTGTTGAAATAAAAGCTCCAACCCTGTCTAATCCTAATTTAGCGCCAGCTCCTAAACCTAAGTAAGCTTCGTCTATATTATCCAAAGCTATTTGATTAGTAATTAAACCTTTTTGAGCATCAGCGGCTTGTTCATTAAGTTGTTCAAAACTAGACATACCCATTTCTACTAGTTTAGCATTGACCTCTTTGTTCATTGCAAAGTTTTCATTAACAGTTACTTTAGGTGCTGGAAGCAACCCTAACTCGCTGGCATTAACCCATTGTTTTGCTTCGGGGTCAATACCGTATTGGGGATTCTCAACTTGACCTGAAAAGTCATTAACTCTATAAGCTACAGTTGTACCGTCTGTTGTTTTAAAGAACTCATTCTTAGCTTTACTTTTTTCAGTTTTACCTGAAATAAGCTCTTTAAAACTGTCTGGGGACATGCCCCTAATAGTAGCATCGTCCCACTGCTCTGGGGGTAAACCTGCCTGTGTGTAGCGTATCTTACGCCCAGCAAGGCTATTAACTTTTTCTATTTGATTAGTCTTAACTTCTCTCAAGTCTTTAACAGTTTCTTGTAGAATTTTATCATCAATGTTTATGCCAGCCCCTGCTAACATCTGAGCTATGTCAGGACGATTAGCTTCGTTGGCTTGTGCTATTAGTGTTTGAATAAAAACTTCTTTTTGCTGTGTTTGCTGTAGAGCTGCTGCTTGCGCTGCTTGTTTTTGTTGTTCGGCTTGTATAATCTCCTGAGCTTTTAAAACCATTGCTTGTTGTGTGGCAGGATCTTGTATGTACTGCGCCCTAGCAAGCATTGCCTTAGCTATACCCATTGGTTTAGACATATCTATGCCCTCAACGGCTGCATCAGCACGTTCTTGACCCGTCTGCATATAGCTTGTGTCTACCCCTAAGTTGCCAAACAAACTACCCACACGACGAGCTAAGGGATCTGTGGTTCCCATTTGCTTGTACGGAGAAGCTTGAGCTAACTGACGAGCAGGAGATGCAGGATCTTGCTTGCCAAAGTCTCTAATGCTTTGAAATAAACTTTCTGATAATTTAGCCATTTTAAACTCCAAACCGTCCTAAGAAATCTTCAACCCAATCCCCACCTTCACCTTCACCGCCTAGTTTACTTAATAGACTACTAAACAAACCACCGCCGCCTACGCCTCCACCTATAATATTACCAGCAGAACCCAAAGCTTGTCTAAAAATATCACCCCTAAGCTTCTGAGCTTCTAAGTTAGCACTTAAACCCGACATCTTAGACTCTGCTCTTTCCATTGCAGCTTGTCTACGTGCTGTGTCAGCAAGAGAAGCTATATTAGAACCCACTTGCAATTGGTTTAGAAGCTGAGATTCTGGAGCATAACCAGCGGACATCATGCCTGCTAAGTTCTGTAAGTCCATACCCTGTATCTGTCTAGGGGTCATTCTAGCTTGCGTACCCATCCCAAACATACCTGAAGTTAACCCCTGTAAACCAGCGGCTCTCTGTAGTGCTTGCTGTTGTTCAGCACCTGACTGTTGCATAGCCATAAGGGACGCTTGGTTCTGAGCCTCTGACTGAGCCTTAGCCATTGCTAACTGCTCTGGAGTACCACCAAACTGCTCTGTGCGCGTACCTAAGCGCCCCTGAGCGGCCAAGCGATTCTCTAAGGCTAAACGCTGTCTTTCTTCCTCAGGGGACTGTAAGGCTCTTAGCTGCCCGTAGACTTGCTCTTCCCGAGCACCTCTGTCCATAGAACCAGCGTCTAATGCAGCTTGCTGTGCTTGAGACATTAAGCCGCTAACACCACCGTAGGCTTGATTAGCTAATTGCTCGTAGATAGGGTCATAAGCTGCTGTGGCTTGTCCCGCTAAACCCCCAGCACCACCAAACAATGTGTTTTGAAGAGCTTGTTGCTCAGGAGACAGATTCATTTTAAACCCGCCGTCAGCACCAGCAGTTGTACTACCTACTCCTGAAGTAACAGTAAAGGGTTTAAACTGCATGGCATCATAGGCTTCAGTGCCAATCTCGCCAGCTCTTGTTTCCGCGCCTGTACCAAACTCTTTAATAGAGTCCATCATTTTAGTAGCGGATGCTACATCAAAGCCTAACCCTAATAAATCATCAATAAGAGCCATTAGTATGTACCTCCAGTAATCGTACCAGCAGTCAACGTACCACTTACATTAAGAATTGGTATCGTAACTGTTCCTGTAAATGTTGGACTTTCTGAGTTAGCCTTTGAGGCCACTGCCGTAACCAGCGCATCAAACTCAGTGTCAAAGTCAGAACCCTTGATAATCTTCGCAGGGTTGCCCGTAGGAAGAGTATCTTTGGCTGTAAAGTTTGTAGTCTTTGTGTAATTGCTCATTAGATCATCCTACCTATTAAAGCTTGAATATTAAGTTCTTGCAAAGATAACGCGTTTTGATTAATAGTAGCGTCCATACCTATGGTTACTACCGTTCCTGAACCTGTTGTTTTAGTCTTTGGCCTGTCCACAATAATTGAAGCACTGTACTCTGAAGTAGACACATTATATTCACTTTCGTTATAGTACGCAGTCTTACTACCAGAGTTAATCTCAACAATCTGTTTAGTGTAGGCTTGACTATAATCATAGCCCCAGTTCACAACTGCCTGTGCTCCCTGACCACCAATAAACGTAATGATAATTTCTTTGAGTATTTTAAGACGAGAGCTGTCCCCAAATGAAAGTGGGTTACTAAAGTAACTCATGTCGTAGGACAAGCCATAATCCTGATAGTTACTGTAAGTGGCAATACCGTTAGTATTACCTACGTACAACAAGCCGTCCTGAGTCCTCTCAAGTGCTCTTAGGGTTGTGTCTGACCACGTAGTGACCCTATGCGCCCCGTCCTCCAGAGCAGTCCTCATATCAAAGCAGTAGACGTACTTAGAGTCACTAAAGGACAGTAAGTAGAATGCTTCCTCTGGGCTGTATATGGAGCGTAAGGGACTGTTAACTTGCTGTACATTAATAGCTAACAAATCATTACGAACATTCTTACTAATGTCCCTAACGGGCATTGACTTTTCTTGAATAGTTCTACCAAAGCTGCGTAAGCCTTCACTGGACATAAAGATTAAGTCAGTACCTGTGGACTGTACAGTGTCTCTATCAATACAACCTACATTTGCAATTGTATCCACTAAAGACATCGTGGAAGGATCAATAGCCCCTTGATAGACAACAATGGAGTTTTTACCAAAGATAATCAAGAAACCGTTGTGAGCTGCTAAGGCAACAATCTCATCCATCCCGTTAGGCCATACCTTAGAGATGTTAATGGAGCCTGTGGAGCCTCCAGACCAGCCTGAGCCGTTTAGTAAGTCAGACCAGTAAATTGTAGACTTATCCGCTGAGAAATCAGCTACCCAGAGTCTGCCAAAGGCTGCTAATACTTCGTTGCCTTCTGGTGGAGTACCTGTAGCATGAGCGTGTGAAGACATTGTTTCTACAACGCCAGCATGAGCAGAGTACATCAAAGGCTCATACCCAAGTTGAAACATATACAGATGGTCGTTAAAGTTTACCATCTTCCAGTTATTAGTTGTAATTGTGTAAGCTGCTGGGGTTGCGTCAGTAAGGGTAGTAGTGCCTGTGAATATCTTATTGTTACCCGCTGAAAGAATAACGTTAGCACCTGTGGGGTTAATGTACTCTTTAATAACTTCAATACCGTTACTGCCGTCTATAGGAGTTGTGCTAGTGGTGACAGCAGTAAAGCCTTTACGAGAGCCTATACGCCCGTACTGGTCAATAATACAGTTATCCGCAATGGACGCATAGGAAGCATCCAAACTAAGCGGAGAGTCCTGTGTGTTTAAACCTCTAAACGCAGGGGCTGCAATCGTTATGTTCTGTCTGTCTTGAGCCATTGCTTAGACCGCCCTGTAGATAGTTTCTTCTGGGTGCTTGTATGCGTCCAAAGCAATTGCATCAGACATATAGTTCTGAGCAAATGCTAACATTTCTCCTGCGGATCTACCGCCAGTTTCCCCACGCTCTCTAGAAGCCAAAGCCAGTGCTAAGTGCAGTACAGGCATGTGTGGGATTTGAAGCTTGTCAGTGTCATTAACTAAGTCAGGGTTACGTTGGACACAGTTTACTCGGATAGTATAAACAGCGTTAGGAATAGGATAAAGATCAACCTGAGTGTCTCCGTTAGTGTCCACACCATTAAAGTTGTAGAACGTAGGGCTTGACTTAGGAGGTGTTTCGTTTAAGAAGGCATTGTCCATCCAATGCGTGTCTTTGTAAGTCATAAACCAGTTGGACGTATCATTGATAACGTCAATAATCTTAATCCTATTACCACTACCTACAAGTACGTAGTTAAAGATGTCTTCCGTTGTGGATATGGTAAGGGTAGTACGTAACGCAGACCAATCCCAAGCGTCCTCAACAGTTCTTTTAGCGTCATTAATAAGATCACCGATAAGAGCTGAATAAGGGTTTTGATTAACGGAGCCTACTTGATCTTCTCTGAGCCTTCTTAGGACTCCGTTTACTAATTCTAAATATGTCATTTCAAATTCCTAAGAGGATTGTAGTCTATAAAATCAAATAAAGTTGGAGTTAGAAGTTGTGTGTTGTACTCTAAAGGCTTAAAGCTAGATTGGAAAATATCAGTAGGAGAACTTCCTCCCCCACCAAACATACCTGTACCGCCTAAGCCACTACCGCTACCATCGCCATCGCCAGAACCGTCCCCGTCACCATCGCCATCCCCATCACCTTCTCCAGTACCTGTACCTGTCCCAGTGCCGTCACCGTCTCCAGACCCATCTCCGTCTCCAGAGCCACCGCCGTCTCCTGTGCCAGTATCAGTGCCATCGCCAGCTTCTCCACCGTCACCAGTGTCTACACCGTCTCCGTCTACAGCACCTCCAGAAGCAGTTTCCCCGCCGCTTACTGCTGGGTTTGTAGGGTCAGGATCGTTTTGATCTATACTGCCATCATTATCATCATCAATGTCTTGATTGTCATCAATACCGTCACCATCGGAATCTGTGGTTGATTGATTAGGGTCTACTACTTCTGTAGTATCTGTAGTATCTGTAGTATCTGTAGTATCTGTAGTACTGGTTGAAGCACTGCCTGTAGTGTCTATATCGGCAGGAGCTGTAGAGTTGTCGTTAGTTACTTCCTCAATAAGAACTTCTAAAATATCAGTAGCAGCACTTCCTGAGGTTAAAACAGCATCAACTACTGAAAGATTGTTTTCTGGTTCTTCTGCTGCCTTAGCCTCAATCTGTTCTTGAGTCTCCGAAGTAGTAGTATTTCCAGTACCTACAGAACTCTGGACTATATCAGCTCTGTCTCCTTCTTTAAAAATTTCTGCTTTATTAGGATCATAATTAGGATCGTTAAAAACGGGCTGTTCTGGAGTTTCGTCAATAACTTCACCAGTTGGTGTTTTTAAGAACTCTTCAAGCTCTTCCGCAGTCATTTCTTCAAAATTAGGAGGTAAGTTTTCAGAATCTCCTATATACCTTTTAGCTTCTTCAAGGTACTTTGCTTGTAAGTCAGGGTCAGGCTCACCCGCTGCTAACTCTGCAAGCTGTACAGCCAAAGTACCACCATAATCTTCCGCTACTAAAACTTCTCGTAAAACTTGTTCTTCGTCGGTAGGTATAATCCACACGCCTCCCCCTTGATAAACCCAAGGGCCGTTGTCAGCTATAACTGGGTTTCTAGTATAGGGAACACCATCGTTTGAACCGACTATAACTCCACTTTCAGACTCAACCGATTCAGTTCCTGATCCAGAAGCGTCAGTGCTTTGGGCGTCACCAGTGCTTCCTTCACTGGAACCTGAAGTACCTCCAGCAGCCTCAGAACCTCCAGCAGCCTCAGAACCTCCAGCAGCCTCAGAACCTCCAGCAGTAGCAGGAGTGCCAGCCCCAGCGGTACTAGCGCCTCCGCTTTCAGCGCCACCCCCGCCACCGTCAGGCGCTGATTCATCAGTAGCTTGGGTTTCTGTTTGTGGTGGTGGAATGTAAGGTTTTACTTCTACAGAATCATCAACTTCACCAAGCTCTGTGGGTATTTCGTCTACTACTACTTCGTCAACTACAGTTTCTGAAGTAGGTAAAGGAGTAGTAGTAAAGCCTTCGTCACCTATGGTTTCTTCAACGATTGAAGTTCCCATTAAGTCTGAATCTGCGTCTAAAGATACTTCTTCTTCTGTTATTACGTTTTCTGGAGGAGTCGCTTCGTCTTTCTGTTCTTCTTTAATTGCTTCTACAATGTCTAAACCAGCTTGAACGCCGTCTTCCAAAACAGTATTAAGAGCGTCTTCATTAGTAATAATAGCTTCAGGATCTTCTGAATTAACTACTGACTCATTCTGCACAAAGTCATTTAACTTTATAATGTCGGTTATTGCATTTCCAGCTTCAGAAAAGTTATAAATCATACCGCCGTTAGGAGAAGCTACGCCCCCTAAAGGATCAGTAATAGCTTTTACTATGCTAGAAGGCAGGTTAGCTAAACCAGAAGCCATGCTGGCTAAGTTTGCTAAACCCCCTTGAATCCCTGCGGATAGTGACGCAACAGCTCCAGCTCCGTTTGCAAGACTGCCAAGAAAAGCACCAACGCCTCCAGTAACAATAGTAGATAGTAAAAACTTAGCGCCCATCTCTAAAAATTCATTAGGGCCTATGCTGGAAGGTTCTCTTACTTGCTTGTAACCGCCTAAAGGTACATCATCAAACTGACCATAATTTAATTCATAGTAAGCACCATCAGGAGAATCAACGCCCAAAGGTACATCAGCTTCTTTTGCAGCGGCAATTATAGCATCATTATAAGACTGCATGGACAATCTTTCAGGAGTTTCTACAACTGCTCTGTCAGAAGGGCCTCCAGCGCCTCCTCCTAAGCCACCACCTAAACCACCCCCAGCACCTGTACCACCCTGTGTAGGATTAGTATTTAGACCACCTAAGTCCACACCCTGAGAAGTGTTAAAGTTGTCCCACTCTTGACGTAAGTAAGCCCCGAAGTCACCACCGTATTCACCTATGGTGTCTGAGTAACTCTTTACTTGTTCTAAGCCACTTAAGGCTGTATTAGAACCCCAGTTGTCGGCTACTAAACTAGCATCATAAGTACCGTCTATTAAACCGTTTAAGGTACTTCTGGAAGTCCTGCTGTTGTCTGAGACTTCTTCCCACTCATTAATAAACCTATCTGTATTAGCTTGTTGTGTAGCATTACGGTCGCCCTGTACACCAAAGAAAGCCTTAGGGTCTGCTACGTCCCACCAACCTTTAGGTGCATTGCCCACAGATCCTATTGGGTCTACAACTCTTGTACTTTCCGTAGAAGAACCTGTAGTAAGTGTTGCTAACGGTGCAGCTTCAGTAAGGACTTGTTGAGTTCCAGAGTTACCCACAGAGCCTATTGGGTCACTAATTCTTCTACGCTCCATAGAACCTGTAGTAAGCGGTGTTAATGCGGGGGCTTCATACGCTACAGGTTTTATATCAGAGTCTAAGCTTCCGAGCATACCGTCTTCAGCTTCAATAGTTCTTTTTTGTGCAACAGGCTCTGCTTTAGGCACATACCTATCTTGATAGTAGTTGTACAAATCAGGAGTTCTATACCTCATCTGATACTTCTTGTAGGCAGGTAGGCTATTCCACTGTTGCTTAGTAAGTACTTTATAAGCCATTAGCTGTTCCGATTATTCCAGAGGTCAAACAAAGTTTTAAGTTTTTCTTCCACTACGTCCATACGGGACATTAGCCTGCCCAACGTGAGGACAAGCACAATGAAGCCCACAAAGATGGGCCAGATTGATCCAATAAGATCAATGTACTCCACATTAAGAGTCCTTATTTTTATGGATTAAGTTTTGTATTGTCTCCGTCTCAAGGATCCTGATGACAGTCCATATAATGCTCAAAGCAGCAGCCACAGCAGGTATCCAGCCCATTAGGGTGGACACTGTCGTAGTTACCGCCAGTGCGTCCACTGCGACTTTTGCTTCTTCCTGCATTTATCGTTTAGCCTTACCGATAACCAATGCGCCAATCTCTAAGAACTTGTAGAGCTTACCGATGAGTTTGTCGTCTTTAGGAGTAGGAGTGAGTGCCGTAATGGCGCTACAGGCCGTTACAAGGGCTGTGAGGGCGTTTAAGTAGTCTAGTAGTAGCATTACCACGGTACTCCTGATGCTTGCGTTGGGTTCTTCTGTGCTTCAATGTTAGCAGCCAGTGATGCCTCAATAGCGTCCTTGTCCACACCTGAGTCAAAACACCAGTCTAAAGCTACTTCTTCTGTGATACTGTCGTAAGCCACCCAATCGGAGCTGGATGGATCTGGTGTAAAGCCAGCAGTGCCGTAGTTAGAAGCTGAGTAGGTCACAGCGTCATCGCCAGTTCCTACGGTCTCTGATGCGTTAGCTCGCCAGTGACATACGACTACGCCACCGTCTTCAAGCGTTCTTTCCATTTGGCTAATTTGCCATACTGTTGCCATGTTGTTTCTCCTTAAGATTCTAGTGCCGCGATACGGGCTTCAAGTTCTTGTATTGTTGCCACCAAAAGCGGCACAAGTTTGCTTTGGTCGATGCCTTGATAGTCTGGAACAGAACGTGTCCCCATAACTGCTTCAGTTACAACATTGCCGTCATCATCTAGCACTGCGGGAGTAACTTCATACTCCTCATCACGCATAGCGTCTTTAGTTCCGCTAATTGCTTCAGGTACGATGTCTTGCACTTCATGAGCTAAGAATCCATCCACAGTTGTGTCAGCGTCTGCAATGAAGTTAAAGCGTGAAGGATTAAGCTGCTTGAGTCTTTCTGTAGCGCCTGTCATAGCTACTACGTTTTCTTTAAGGCGGTAGTCTGACGAGGTGTTGTAAGCTGTTGCAGAGCCATTAGTTGAAATTGAACCAACTGCTCCGTTTGCGTTGTAGAAATATTGATGGTTGTGTAATGTTGTTCCTGTGTGACTGTTAAGAATTTGTCCGTCTGCTGATCTAATTTCTATACCATTACTAGCACCTACATTTGACCATGAGGCAAATTTAGCTGTGCCGCCTACATTCGCAACGCCTGATAGGTAGAGGTCTTTGAAGCGTGCGTTAGAGTCTCCTAAATTTACTACGGCATCACGGTTCGCACCTGCGGAAGTTGCTGGAACAATTTTGTTAGTGACACCAATCATTCTTAGATTGACATCACCGTTACCGATATAAATTGAGTTGCCGTCTAAAGTACCAATAGCACCTACGGATGTGCCGTCTTTTAACAGATTAACCAAAGACCCGTCATTAGTTTTTCGGTTGACTACCAATGGAGTTTCTGAAGTAGATGTAGCAACTACCGCATGGTTTGATGATCCATTTCGCAGTTCTGCACCTGTGTTAGCAGTTCCACTAGCAGTTTTACCCACCAGCAAGTTCCCACTGGCATCGATGCGCATGCGTTCGTTTGTGTGACCATTAGTGTAGAAACGAATGGGCGCACTAGCACGAGTTATAATTGACAATCCGCCTGCTGCGGAAGACCCAGATCCTATATGAGCGCCGTCTTGAACAAATCCACCTGCGGTTGTGAAATTTGTACCAGTTGCCCCTGCAAATAACCCTGAGCTTGTTGCGCCATTTGATACATATAGAGTTGCTTCAGCACTCGTTCCTGTATTAGCATTGTAAATATGATGGTGGAGGTCGCCATTTACTGAGGTAGCTTGCTGGACGTTCCCGCTGGAATCGATGCGCATGCGTTCTGAGCCAAAAACTTTAAAAGCTAATGCTCCGTTACTCCCGCCTGAGCCACTAATTACACTATCATTACCGTTAGTTCCAAGCCTAAGTTGAGTGTTATTAGCGGTTGCAGTACTGGTTATTGTAGCAACAGAATCTGAATCTGCACTTACGTCTACAGCAATCCCACCCGCCGTGACGCTGCCCGTGACATCCACATTGCCACTGGGGTTTAACCCTAGTTCAAGAACAGTACCACCTGAGTCTTCAGTGTACAAACGTCCGTTAGTTAAGTCTACGGCAAGCTCTCCAGCTACCAAATCGGAGGCTGTGGGAGCACCTGAGCCGCTTTTAGTTACAATTGTTGTAGCCATTGTTTAATTCCCTTGTTAGTAAGTGCCGCCTGAGAGC